TTCCGGGAGTAATTCCACATGCCATGGGGTTAGTGAAGAAATATTGTTTCATCTTAGCAACAAAACTTCCTAAGATCATCTTTTGTAAAAGACAATCTATAAAGTCAGTTACATTGAAAATTCGCGTCTTCTTGAGAGCTACACGTTCAGGGTCACGGAGCTCATCCTTAAGACAGTTAGAATTGAGTTGATAAGTAAATTTTCCAAGAGAAAACCAGTAAAGCAGAAGTTGCACATAAGCAATCGTCCACTTAGTGGTTTCACTTTTTGGGTCCGCGAGATCAGCTCGCGATCTCCCAGCTGCTTGAAGACGTTGTCCATCAGCAGTGGAAAAATCAAACTTATCAACTCCTTGGTCGTTTCCATAAAGGCCTTCTTCTGGTGTAAGGATATCACAAGTGTAAACTTCGGAGGGTAATTCGCCCCTCAGAAATCCACTCATGAGATTAACATGCTCTGTCTGGATTAAATCAATCACATAAGGGTCAGGATTGATACAATCTTTCATAGCAGCTTCCTTAGCTATACCATTAGCATAAGCTTCACGGCTTAAAACGGCCGGGTGTTTTGGGCACGGAACTTCATCTTGCTCATGAAAAGGGGTCTTGATAAAACAGCTCTTACCAACAGGATTCTTGTTGATCTTAACGCTGATATCATCTTGAGGTCCCTCATCATAAGCTCCATTAGGTTCTGGCGCTCCAATTCCAACTTGGGCGAATTGCATGACTTGGGGTATCATGTTTTTGAGTATCTCGTCGTAGTCTTCTTGATACAAAGCATCTCCAAAGCACGAGGTAGTGTTACCACCACCATGAATGCATGGGAATACTGTTTTACCTTTAAAGTGACAAGCATAAACTTTTCCACAAAATCCAAAATCATTGTTAGGATCAGGTATGACGTAAAAGCCTTCAATTTGTTCAGCTTCGCCGTTTTGACTAAGTCTAATCTGAGGTGTAGTACAATGCGTAGCACGTCCTGACACCTCCCAATCATTACTCCAACTAGCTTCTCCTGTCCATTCGGGAGCTATTCGTAGCAAAGAATTGGGACTAACATAGCCTTTGGCTTGCTCTCTGGTAAGTATATGTCCGTTAGCGAACATGTTCTTACCGAGTCCTAGTTGCATCATTTGCACATACACAATATCTCTACCATAAGGTCGGTATACTATCATGCATTGCGATTTGACAATTCTTACTTGTTTGAATGCTCCTGTAGCCTGACACGCAATAAAGCGTTCATCTAAAGCATCCCAAACATGAGCATTAAGTACACAAATGTGTCCAGAAACTTGAAACATCCAGGCACGAAAGTGTTCAACACCTCGGGAATCATTGTCATATAATGCATACATTGAATTTCCAGCAGCTCGCATAGCGCCGTCGTTAATAAGTCCTTGAGCCCAAACGGGGTATCCTGTCACTTCGTCAATCTTGACTTGTTTATAAACAGGGCCTCCTTTGGCTCCTTTAGGTTGTTTTTGAGCAACTTCATAACGTCGTTTCGCATTTGTAAGCTTATGGGCTTTTGGGGGTCGGTTGTTTGGTTCGTTTTTCGCAGCAGACTGTGCTGTCACCGTATATACTTTTCTAAACAGTATTTTGGCAACGGTAGCCACAGCAGCTATTACAGAAACTACTGCTACGAAAACCAAACCAGACTTAAATAGGGAATAACAAGCATCACCAGCTACGGCATTAGCATGTACTCCACTTTTAAGTGACAGACTTTCCTTACGCCATTTCCACGTTTGTGTGACATATTCATAATTATCTAAAAGGAGCGCTGTTGGGGGTCTATTGGTACAGCATTCAGTAAAAATCTTATAGACAATTGATAATATATTATTAAATAACCAATTTCTAGTGGGTTCAGGAAACTTCTTGGTCATTCGCAAAAAAGAATCAATAAACATGTCATAACACGCAGTTGTCCCTTCATCTCTCTTCGTCAAACGTCTTTCTTGATCTAAACGTTTAACAAGAAAATGAACATTCGATTCGCATTTATCAATGTAAAGTCTATTACCAAACAAAAATTGGAATAATTCTTCGACTTGCATACTATCTTTTAAAGGCAAGGAGAATAACTCTTCTTTAACATGTCTGGGTAAACAATTCAAATAACAAAGCGCATTGCGATGTTTGGGTTGGGAAGACCAGTATAAAAAGTCACGATTTCCATCTTCACCGTCTCCAGGGGGGAGGGCAGTGCTAAACGGAACATGCTCATGAGTCATATACCAATCGTCTAAATCCCAATGAAAGTAATCTTGTTGGAATATAGGAAATTTTAGACGGGAATATGACATCGGAAACATTTGATCATCTTCGTCACCTCGGTTATACCAATTAGGGTCGGCATCGGCACGAGGGCTAGTCCATATATTACCAGATCTTGAAAATGCTCCTGTGAAGTCGTTAGCGGCTTTAAGGTGCATAGTTCCAAAATTACCATCATCAGTAGTATCATACCACCATCTTGCAAGACGGTCAAATAAGGTACCTTTATCATCACTAATAGCGGGGTGTCGTCCACCTCCTTCTTGTAAGTCTTCAGAAGTAATAATATCGGTCCATGATCCTCCTTGTTTTCTAGTTGGGTCTGCGACATCTACAGGTGCTAATGAAAGCGTAGTAGTAGTAGTTGTAGGTGAAAATTCGGGAGCATCAATGTTCAACACGTAGGCCATTTTGTCTGGGCCAAGCATTGGAGGTATTGAAAGTTTCTCAGTAGCAGTGGAATAAACTTCAGCATATTCTTGTTTAATTTCTTCATGTGTCATGCCTTCAGCTTCATGTCCATTGGTTCCTTCATCTTCTTCAATCAATTTACCTTTCTCATCATAAATGGGGCTCGTGTCATCGGGTCCAGCAACTTCAACATGCATAGCGCGTCCTCGACGATCGCGTCTGCGTTTAGGTGTAAATTCCGGGGCATATCTCGACATAGCTTTACGTTCTTCAGTTTTGATTGCATGCTCCATCGGCATAGGTGTAACTTTACTACATCCTACACGGAGATCATTCAATGAAAAAACTTTCTGAGTTTCTTTCGTCGTAAAAATTCGTTTATATAACAAATGGGCACAGTGATTTACTAAATCATAATAATTAAAGGGTTTCCTCGGGTCTCTATGTACGAGTTCTCCTCTAGCATCATGATGAGCAACAGGTTCTACTCCATATCGTTTTACATCAATCACTTTGGCGTGAGCCGAAGTGGTAATGAAAGTCGAATGTGTAAGTGGGTGGGTAGTTCCTTCTTTATATACTGATTCCATGTGCACATCAACATCAATTCTACGATAATAGGCAGTCTCACTCTTTGACACAATCACATGATTCTCATCATTAGTAGTTGCGATGAGCATAGCTGAGGTAAAAAAGGTACAACCTTTTCCGCCAAAAGCCATATTCAAATCAAATGGTTTGTCATCTGAGGCGACTTGGAAAAATGCTGACCATTCAACATTAACTTCTACATCTTGACTTGTGTACAATTCTTCCATTTGTACTGCAAATTGATTTCCATAATTTTCATAGTACTCTCTCTTTGCGAAACATTGATAAGTCACAGTAGATTTGTCGGGGTCAACATGTTTATAGGGATTGACAACATTGCTTTCCTCACACAACTCATCCAACCTTTGAAGGGTATGAACTGGTAATGCTCGGGCAACATCGGATTTTCCTCCACCTGGGGGTCCATGGATTACAATCGAAGTAGGCTTAATTCTATTTCCGGCTTGCGCCATCACTAAAACAGCTTTCCTTAATTGCTCTTGGGCAGCACTAATCATCAAACCAATTGCATTTCGTCCCTCTGCTTTCGCGGGAACTTTTGCAAAGTCTAATGCTAGCGTGCGTAGTTCTTTTTGTAACCGAACTAACTTCTCCATAGTTGCAGTAGGTATTGGGTCATCTTGTTTTCTATTGTCAAGTATAATAAAACACTCGTCGAGTTCAGTCGAACATTTCTTGATTCGTTCAGACAAACGAGAAGATTCGTATAAGAAATCACCTGTTACGTAATAATACGTGGCATCGGCGATTCTCTCAAAAACTTCTACAGTTATCTTCGTTCCAGAATTAATGATCGAAATCCCTCTAAAGAATTCCATTACTTTCTTAGGATCAGCAGTGGATGTAAGACCAGCAATTGATGCAGCTAAGGATATACCAAAACCACAAACACCAGCTATATCTCCACCACCGAATTGTTGGTACACGGGTTCGTTAAACATACTCATATCGACGACTGACGAGTCTGAAAGCTCCTCTTCGGATTTCATTTCTTTCATCTCAATCTCATCATCAGGTATAGTATTGGGGTCAATTACTTTAACGTCTTGAGCTCCAAAAACACTCGAGAAGAAGTACATGGCATAATCGGCAATAGTTTTTCCACATTTACGTAGCGCTTGATAAAACGCGCTTGCGGCAGCAGAAATAAAATTACACATTCCACGTACACTATCGACGACGCTCTGTAAAGCATCCATCAATAACTTCTTAAGTTTCTCGATCTCAGTTTTGATCCATTGGTAGGCATCAGATGCGGTATCTATTACAACTTTTCCTACTTTCTTGGCACCTTGCCAAGCAATGTATCGTTTAACTCGTGACAATAAATTTGAAAAGAAATTAGCACAAGATTGAAATATAGTAAAGTGGTCTCCATTTTTAACTTGGGCATAGACCACATCTTCCACATCTTGAAAAAGAATACCAGTAGTTAACTTATTATTTTTAGTAAGCATATAAGTGTACTTATGATAATTCTTCTTTGCGACAATTTCTCCTCGATAATTACAGTATTGCTGGGTTGCAAAATTCCAAAAACAGGTCTTTTTCATCATTCCTCCATAAAGGATAAATGGTTCAAAGTCAGTGGAAAGCAACATCTTGGGTGTAATACTATAATCAATCTTTCTAAATCGTACAGCAGCACGAGACTTATTCCTAGAAACTTTAATTCCACAACAAAGATGCATTAACATCTCTAAAGTAGAACGTCCAAATCTAGTGTTCGGTGCTTGATAGTTTTCAATTCTATATCCTCTAGACGGCATATGGTTGAACATAAGATCAACAAAATGCTTCAGAGTAATAGATTTCTTTCTATCCCAATCATATTTTTCACAATCAACTCTAAGGGTCATGATTACTTTTTGTCCTTTGTCGTTAAGCGACCGGGCAACATAATCATCAGTTTCTCGTTCAAAATTAAGATCAGCACGTCTCACAATACGGTAAGGTATATCAATAGCCAATCCTTTGCTCTTCGGGGTACATTCTTCCGTTCTTCGTTTACGGCGAGCATCGGGACTATCTTTAGGTTTCACCTTACGGTCTTCGCGATCTAGAGTGGGGTGTCTATTAACAGTATTCTGAGAGCGTCTAGCACTCTGCATCATAACAGGGTCAGTTAGTGTCATAGACAAATCAGGTTGTAAATCATCTGCTACGGCGTCTACTACAGTTGCATCAATGGGTTTGGCTTTTAAAGAGCCAGGGACAGGTATGTGGGTCATGGTAGGGAAATAAACCATGCCTTCTCCTACATACACTCCTCCATAATGCAAAAATTCAGTATAGGTCGTGTCAGGGAATATCGCTTTTATAACATAATCATTAAAATTCCTACGAACTGATTCACAGTCCACAGATTTTCCAACCAAAAAGAAGCACAGCACTTGAGTGACTGGGTCTAACCAGGCAATCACCTTGTGTGCACGACATGATTGTTTGAAGTATTGACTACGACATAACGGCGTTATATCTAAAACCTTGTAAAGAGTATGCGTGGAGTTAAAAACAGATAACATTCGTATATTAGCTTTGTCTTGTGTAGGGGACGTTGAACGAACAACTCTCCAATTATTATTTATTGCTAATTTTCCAAAGTCATCATTATCTTTAAGATCCACAAAATCGGCACGCGAGAATGAATTCATTAACAGGCAATTCCAAAAAGCTTTTATTTGACTTAAGTTTTTGTAATCTCCTGGGGGGCTAATTCTCCAATCTTTTGTACGCTTCGTTGTTCCCTCAGGAATTTGCTGTGCTTGTTGTCGTATATATGGGGTAACAAGCGAGCGTTGTTGAGGGGGTGTTATAGGTACGGGTACAGGGGGCAACATATTCACATGAACAGGAATGTTCTGTTGCATCGTATCCGACCAATAATTT